CTATCCCCTTGCTTTTTAAAAATTCTCTAAACGCATAATCAAAAAATTCAGGCATATCTCTTAAAAGCTCATTCATTGATATGGTCATCATATGCGCACCGTTTGTCCACTTCCAATTAGGTCTTTTAGGTGTTCCATACTCAATAAAACTTGCATAATCAGCATCATTTTTAATTTCTATTGATACTTTATTGCCCTCTTTTTCGGGTTTGCTTAAACTCCAAGAATTACGCAAATTACCAGTATCAACGGGAGTTCTATTTTTTGTATTTGCTAATAAAACATTACCTTGTTTAGTTATCCAATTTTTAAGCCAAGTATCAAATTCTTTTTCCATATCTTTAAAATCAGATACATATTTATTAAAATCATTCATATTTAACATACAAACCCCCTAATCGTACCATTCTGTAACATAAGCATCCACCGGCTCTGTATCTGCAAAAGTTATAATATATCCACCTTCGACCATTTCGGGAGTTGTAGTTATAATATGCCAATTACCTAAATTGTCAGTAAATTTACTGCCTGTATTTAGTGTAATTGTACCCATTTCATTATGTTTGAATTTATTGCTTGCAATTTTAATTGAATTATTGCCAATAACTTCTAAAATCGGTATTTTAGCGTATAGATGATTACCATAAGCATATGTACCATTATTTTTAATATAATCGCCATAAACTAAAGGTCTTATATATGTCATAATTGCAACGCTGTTATAATAAAAATCAACATTATAATCTATGTTTTCAACCTCATCTATAACAACATCACCGCTTGCAACTTCTTCACCATTTAAAACACTTCTTGCAATAACATAATTTTCTATTGATAACGGTTTAATAACAGCAATATCACCGATTTTATACTTTTGTATTGCAGTTTCTTTAATCGGTTCGCCTGTTTCGTCTAAATAGTTAATAGTTATGTTTACACTCTCATCCTCTGGCGGTGGAGCTGGTTCAGGGTCAACCTCTTTTTTATTTGATGACATAACCATATCAACAAATTGTCTAGCCATAGATGTAGCAGGTTCGCCGATTATGCCCTCATAATAATTTAAAATATTACCGTTTAAGTCGCATTTTTT